GGTGCCGGGTGATGTCGAACGAGGCGGCGAGGAAGTGGCCGAGGTTGTCCCACATCTGCCGGACCGGCTTCGAGAAGTGGTCCAGGATCGCCTGGGACCACCCGGACGCGGAGAAGTTCAGGATGCTGCCGACGCCCTCGAGGAGTTTCGGCAGTTCGGAGACGGCCGTCTTCCAGCCCGCGGAGAGGGCATGGCGGATCCCCAGCAGGATGCCGCCCGCGATGCCCGCCCCGGCGGCAGCGAACGGCCCGGCGGCGGCACCCGCCCCGGACGCCCCGGCGGCCAGCCCGGTCAGCTTGATCCCGACGGACACCACGCCGGTCTTCTGCAGGATCAGCATCGCCCCGGCCACCTCAGCCAGCGGCTTCGCGAGGCCCGGGGGCAGCTTCGCGACGAAGTTGAGGAACGACGTCACGACCTTCAGTTCCAGCGCCCCGCCGCTGGTGAGTCCCGGCGCGAGGGCCGCGAGGGCCGCGCCGAGGCTCTTGAGGAACCCGCCGACCGCCGGGCCGTTCCGGGAGAACCACTGGAGGAACGCCTGGATCTGGTCGGCGGCCTTCTTGCTGGACGCCCACGTGAGGACAGCCGGGCCGAGCCGGGATATCCAGCCGATGGCCTCGCGGATCAGCGGGTCGAATTTCGGCAGCAGGATCATGAACGACTTGATCAGGTCGATGATCGTAGAGCCCCCGGCGGACACCGCCGCCGACCCGGTGGACCCGATGAAATCGCGGAACCCCTTGAACGCCGACGAATTAACCAGGTTATTGAACTGGCCGCCGAGAGACGCGATGACGGGCGCGATCTTCGCGATGATCGGGCCCAGCGCAGAGGTCAGGCCGGTGACCGACTTCAGCCACGGCTGCAGCGCCCCCGTCACCACGGGGGTCTCCGCGGTCTTCACCTTGTCCCACGCGTCCGCCATGTCGCCGAGCTGCTTGCTCAGAGCGATCTGCGCGGGAGACATGCCCGCGTACGCCTTGGAGATGGCGAGCTGCTCAGCCTTGAACGCCTTGGCCTGCGGGACGCCGTTCGCGATGGCCGTGTTGTAGGCGGTCTGGGCCTTCTCGACGGCCCCGGCGGCTTTCTTCGCGTCGGTCAGGACCGGCTTGGCGATGGCGCCGAACGCGGCCAGCGCGGCACCCCCGGCGATGAACGCGCCGCCCAGCCCGGCGGCGGCCCCGGCGCCGACACCGCCGAGGGTCGCGATGGCCGGGGCGAGCGCCAGCAGGGGCCCCACCAGTCCCGGGCTGAGCTTCAGGCCGCTGAGGGTCTTGCCGAGCTCCCCGGAGTGCTTGTTCGTGTCCTGCATCGCGTCGTCGAGGCGGCGGATCGCGGCGTCGGCGACGACGGCCCGGGCGGCGACCCGGTCCTCGGCGTCGCCGGTCTGCCGCAGGGCCTTGGCGAGGAGCACCGACTCGGCGGCGGTGCGGTTTTCCTTCTGGCCGAGCTTCTCGATGGCGTCGGACAGCACCTTGGCCCCGCGAGCGGCGAGGACGGTGTTGTCGGCGACCTTGCGGAATCCGCCGGCGGTGCGGTCGGCGCCGGTCGTCAGGAAGTCGAACGTGATGGACTGGCCGGCCACAGGTCACCCGCCTTCCGTCCGCTTGCGTTCCCGGTACCAACCTGGTACCGTCTGGGTATCACCTACAGAGGGAGCGCGACATGACTGACACCCCGGGCTCGTACTTCATCACCTGGAAAACCCCGGACGGCGACCTGCGTAGAAACCAGGTGTGGGCAGAAAACCGGGATAAAGCCATCTGGCGTATTGCGCTGCTGATGCAAACCTCGCAACCTCACCGAACCGAGTTCGTCTCATGCGAGCCCGAGCAGGCCAGGGCCGCCGGATGACCTACACGACCAACATCCGCCTCGACGATGACCTCGCCGAAGCCGTCAAGACCTACGCCAAGGCCAGCGGCGGTATCACCACCGCCGACGCCATCCGCATCCTGCTCGCCCAGGCACTAAAGGAGAACCAAAATGCACACGCTGCTGGTCATTGATTTTTTCGTCCTGCTCGCCGCCACCGTCGCCGCGTTCCTCGTCTCACGACGCATCCGCGCATGGCGCCGCTACCGGTGAGCACGAAACCCAGATACTTCCTCGAGGTCGGTCAGCGGTTCGGCCGGGGTGTGGTCATTGACCCGGACATCCGAACCGGCTTCACCAGGTCTGTCCCGAACGGAGTACGCGGCGCACGCCTGCGCTGCGACTGCGGCAACATCTACGATGCCCGGCTTACCGCCCTGCGGCCGTTCACGGGGCCGAGCAGGCGCAACAGGAACCCGGTCAACACTCGCTCATGCGGATGCCTGCACGATGAAAACTCCCGGGAACAGGGGAAAGTGGCGACGCTGACGCACGGGCTCGAAGACCATCCGCTCTACGGCACATGGAAGCAGATGCTGCACCGCTGCGAAAACCCGGCATCGCGGAGCTACCGCAATTACGGCGGACGCGGCATCAAGGTCTGTCCCGAATGGCACGACATCGCCGTGTTCATCGCCTGGATAGAGCAGAATCTCGGCTCCCGGCCGCAGGGAATGACCCTGGATCGCGTGAACAACGACGGCAACTACGAGCCGGGCAACATGCGCTGGGCCACCCGCTCAGAACAGAACCTCAACCAGCGACCCGGGATTCGCAGGCGTCAGCCGTCCCCGAGCTTGCCGGAGTCGTGCAGGTAGTTCATGAGCGCGTCGAAGTCGCTGGTGTTCAGCTCGTCTATTTGCGCCGGCGTGTAGCCGAAGATTTCAGCAAAGGCTCCGAGGTACTGATGTCTATCCCAGGTATGCCAGCCGGGTCCTGGGGTCCGGTAGGGTCCGCGGCGGCCGCCTTCTCCGCCTCCGCCGACTCGGCCATCGACTCGAGCATCTCGGCCAGGTCGAAGTCGGCTCTCCCGTCGAGGATGTCCTCGAACGGCACGTCGCGGCCGTCACGCCGCCAGATCAGCCACGCGAGCACGCACATCGCCTTCGCGGACCCGGCGGCCAGGTCTGACTGCCATTCGGCGTACCGCCGTTCATAGACGCGCTCGATGGCGAGCGCCTCGGACATCGGCGCCCGCGATCCGTCGTACTCGAACGTCTCGCCGCCCAGGACGATCTTCACTCATGCTCCCTTGACTGCCTTGTCGGCGACGTCCGCCAGCGCCCGCTCGATGCCCGCGCGCACGCGCGGGCCGCCGGCCTCGGCGGGGCCGGTGAACCAGCCGGGCTGCACGGACGGCTCCTCCTGCGTGAACCAGTGCCCCGGCCCCCGGTCCCCGAACAGGGGATGGGTGAGGCGGCCCTCGTCGAGGTTGCGGAGCTTCCGGGCCTTGGTCCTGGCCTGCCCGGTGACGGCCACGCCGGGGTTCCGGTCGTTCGTGCGGACGTTGACGCCGAGGCGCAGGTCCGCGTCAAGGGTGGCCGCGTACCGGTTCGGCAGCCTCGGCATGAGGTCTGCCCGGATCTGCTCCTGCACCGGGACGACAGCGTCGCGCATCGCCTTGGTGACCTCCCGGAGCAGCTCCGTGTCACCGGCGCGGCGCAGCCGGAACGCGAGCGCCTCCAGCTCCGCCGCGGTGTCAGCCAGGCCGGCCATCAGGTGTTGATGCCGCCCCACTGGGTGTACCGCACGACCGGGCCGGCCGCGGCCCAGGTCGCCTTGAAGTTCACGGGACCTGAGACGGCGCCGTCCGCGCTGAAGTCGCACAACACAGTTCCGTAGAAATAAGACGAAGGGTCGTTGGTGGCGTCCCAGTAGAGGTAGAAGTTCCTGCTCAACCCGTCTGAGGCGGCGACGTAGGTCTGGGAGGTGCCCGCGTCGAGGAACCCGGAGAAGTCCCCGGACGCATCTGGAAGTCCTCCGACGTATGTCTTGTTGGCGTCGCCGAACGCGGTGACCTCGTCGCGGTCGGAGGCCTTGTTGATCGACCAGGCCGCCTGGAACGGCACCGGCACCGCAACGGCGCCGTTGGTGAGGCCCAGGTAGACCTGCCCGTTCCGGCCGTGCCGCCTGTTGGATGGCATCGTGCGTCTCCCCTACATGTTGACGGGCTGCCGGTCGAGCAACCGGAGCAGTTGTTTGGCGTGCTCGGTGAACGTGCGCCCTTCGATTGCGGCGCGGGCTTTCCCGGCCAGTTCCGCGGTGACGGCAGGGTGGCGGACCGCCCAGCGGATGATGTCCCCGGCTTCGTCCGGGCTGGTGAAACTCGGGAGCATGGGGAACAGCTCGTCGGACTCCGGCCGCGGATCCCGGGCGAAGAACAGGCCGCACGCGGCCATCTCAACCTCGCGGGGGCCGATCGCGACGCCTTCGCCTTCGTGGGCGGCCTCGGCTTCGCAGCGGTAGAAGTTGATCCCGGTGCGGGCCCGCCGGTAGATGGCGGCGACTTCGGGGTTGTCGACGCAGTCGCCGGTGTCGTCGGTGATGGCGGTCCAGTCGCGGAGCGGTGAGTTTTCGGGGAGGTCCATCCACAGGCCGCCGAGGCGGACGTTCAGCCCGGTCAGGTCCATCTGGTGGAAGAACCGGACGCGGCTGGGGAACCCGGTGCCGATGAACGCCATGTCGTACTCCGGCACGGTGCCGGGCGCGGGCGGGTAGTGGATCTTCTCCCGGTACGCCTGCGGCATGTACTCGGCCGGGCCGATCTGCCGGTAGGCGTCAATATTGACCGGGTCGTTGAGGAGGGTCAGGTCTGCGTACTCCGCGACTTTCAGCTGGTAATCATCCTGGTAAGGCGATTCTGTGGCGAGGAAGACGATCGTGTGACCGCGGTCGCGGAGGATCTCCATCAGCCACGGCTGCAGGAAGAAGCCGGAGGTGCACAGGATGACGTCGGGCCAGAGGCGGTTCGCGGCGGCGAGGATCGGGTCGAGGGCGAGCCGGGCGGCCTGCTCGCGGTCCAGGTATTTCCGGACCTCCCGGCAGCCGCACGGCAGGGTCAGCCCGGTTTCAGCGAGGGCGTTGTTG